AATGGAGAATCCTAATTCACATCAAATAGGCGGTGACCATTACGCATCCAAAAGCGTTCAGCCCTGGGAGGCAATGGAGTCTTGGATGTCGCCAGAAGCTTTCGCAGGATATTTGCAGGGTAATTGCATAAAGTATCTTGCACGCTATCGTGATAAGAATGGCATTGAGGATTTACTGAAGGCGCAGCACTATCTGTCAAAGCTTATTGAGTTGGAATATGGACACAGTGAATAAGATGCTCTAAAAGGTTTTCACCAGACCTTTTATGGAAGCTGAGACAAATGGCATTGACACCTAAACAAGAGCGATTCGCTCAAGAAGTTGCATCCGGCAAAAGCCAAGCAGAGGCTTATAGAACAGCCTTTAATGTTAAACCTACAACTAAACCAGAGACCAGCCAAGCAAACGCTTGCAGGTTAATGGCAGATAGCAATGTTTCAACAAGGGTTGCCGAATTACGAGCAGCAGTTGCTGAACGTGTCACATGGACGATGGCAGACAGCCTTGATGTGCTGTCAACGATAGCTAAAGGCTTAGACGCAGACGCAAAGCCAAGCGACAAAGTAAACGCTGTGAAAGCTATCAACACAATGATTGGCCTTGATGCTCCATCGAAGCTTAACGTCACAGGCAATCTGGTGACACACATCCAGCGTGAAGTGATTGATGACAACGCTGAAGATTAAAACACCGCGGTGGTTCAAGCCATTCCTGCAACCCAGTCGCTATAAGGGCGCTCATGGTGGTCGTGGTTCAGGTAAGAGCCATGCTTTTGCTGAAATGGTTATCGAAGCGCACGTTATGGATCAGCGGCGCAGAACAGTTTGCGTTCGTGAAATACAGAAGTCCTTGAGCCAGTCCGTCAAGCGTTTGCTGGAGCTAAAGATTGAGCAGCTTGGCGTTCAGGATTACTTCGAGGTGCAAGAAAGCCAAATCAAGTCACGGCATGGCGATGGCCTAATCATCTTCCAGGGGATGCAGAACCACACTGCCGATTCTATTAAGTCGCTAGAAGGTTACGACTGCGCTTGGGTTGAAGAAGCTCAGACGCTATCGCAACGCTCGCTCGACCTATTGCGCCCGACAATCCGTAAGCCAGAGTCCGAGCTATGGTTCACATGGAACCCACTGAATAGCAGCGACCCGATTGATATGCTGCTGCGTGGTGAAACGCCTCCGCCTGACGCTATCGTTGCCCAGGTAAACTATCGCGACAATCCTTGGTTCCCTGACGTGCTTAAAGCGGAGATGGAATACGACAGGGAACGCGACCCTGACAAATACAAGCACGTTTGGCTGGGAAGCTACGCATCGAACAGCGAGGCTCGTGTATTCCGTAACTGGAAGATAGAGGACTTCGAGACGCCAGAGGACGCAACGCATCGCTTTGGCGCTGACTGGGGTTTTGCATCTGACCCGACTGTTTTAATCCGCTGTCATGTTGTTGGCCGCACAATCTATGTTGACCACGAAGCTTATCGTGTTGGCTGTGAGATTATGGATACGCCATCGCTGTTCCTCACTGTCCCAGAGTCGGAGAAGTGGCCTATAATAGCTGATAGCGCCCGTCCTGAAACAATCAGCCACATGAAGAAGAACGGATTCCCCAAGATAATGTCCGCAGTCAAAGGGCCTAAGTCTGTTGAGGAAGGCATCGAATGGCTTAAGTCTCATGACATTGTTGTGCATCCGCGCTGCGCTCACACGATTGACGAACTGAGCTGCTACAGTTATAAAACTGACCCCTTGACAGGCGCAGTCTTGCCAATACTTGCGGATCGTGATAATCATCTTATAGACGCACTTAGGTATGCGTGTGAAGCAAGCCGTCGGGCAGCGCCAAAAGCGCCTATTGATGTAATGCCTCTAGCAACTGTGAACAGGTGGTAAATGGCGCGATTGAATAAAGAGCAACGGCTAAACAACGTGCATCAAAACGCGCTGAACGAGTTTGATCGTTGCCAATCTTCCATGCGTGATGAGCGCTTGCAGTGTCTCCAAGACCGCAGATTCTATTCTATCGCTGGCGCACAATGGGAAGGCCCCATCGGTGAGCAGTTTGAGAACAAGCCTCGCTTTGAGGTAAACAAAATCCACCTGAGCGTCATTCGTATCATCAACGAATATCGTAACAACCGCATCGGCGTTGACTTCGTATCTAAGGACGGAAGCCCTGACGATGGCCTAGCTGAGACTTGCAATGGTCTTTACCGCGCTGACGAACAAGACAGCGTTGCGGATGAAGCTTTCGACAATGCTTTTGAAGAAGGTGTCGGCGGTGGTTTTGGCGCATGGCGTCTACGCACTACCTATGAAGACGATGAAGATGATGAGAACGAAAAGCAACGCATTCGGTTCGAGCCGATATACGATGCTGACAGCTCTGTCTTTTTCGACCTAGACGCAAAGAAGCAGGACAAGTCGGACGCTAAGTATTGCTTCGTTCTGTATTCCATGACCCGTGACGCTTACAGAGCCGAATGGAATGATGACCCATCAACATGGCCCAAGGAAATCCACCAGTACGAATATGACTGGGATACGCCTGACGTTGTTTATGTGGCAGAGTATTACCGCGTCGAAGAAGTGCGTGAGACCATCCGCATATTTGCGACCATCGACGGCGAAGAAGAACGCTACACGCAGGCTGACTTTGACGCAGACGAAACACTAGAAGAAACGTTGATGGCTGTTGGCACTGTGGAAGTGCGCCAGAAGCGGGTTAAGCGTCGCAGGGTTCACAAGTATATCTTGAGCGGTGGCGGCATCCTTGAGGACTCTGGCTACATCGCTGGCAAGAACATCCCAATCGTTCCTTACTACGGCAAGCGTTGGTTTGTTGATAACGTCGAGCGTTGCATGGGTCATGTGCGCCTAGCCAAAGACCCGCAGCGCCTGAAGAATATGCAGTTATCTAAGCTGGGTGAGATCAGTGCGCTTTCATCTGTTGAAAAGCCAATCCTTGTTCCTGAGCAAGTCATTGGTCACCAGGCGATGTGGGCAGAGGATAACATCCGCAACTATCCATACCTGTTGGTCAACCCAATCACTGGCCCGAATGGTGAGATGCAAGCTGCTGGCCCTGTTGCCTACACGAAGTCATCTGACATTCCTCCGGCGATGGCTGCGCTCTTGCAGTTGACAGAGCAGGACATGGCGGAGATTCTAGGCAACAGCCAGCAAGCCGACAAGATGGTAAGCAACATCAGCGGCAAGGCTGTTGAGCTTATCCAGACGCGCTTGGATATGCAGTCGTTCATCTACATGACCAACATGGCTAAGGCTATGCGTCGTTGCGGTGAGATATGGCTGTCAATGGCTAAAGACATTTATGTCGAAGAAGGCCGTAAGATGAAGTCGCTTGACCAGATGGATCAGGTTGGCACGGTCGAGCTAATGAAGCCAATCATTGATTCTGAAACTGGCGAGTTGGTTTATGACAACGATCTGAGCAAGGCAGCGTTCGACGTATCTGTTGACGTAGGCCCATCGTTCACCAGTCGCCGCGAAGCTACTGTCCGCGCTCTAACAGGCATGATGCAAGTAACTACCGACCCTGAAACGCAAATGATTCTACAGTCGATGGCCATTATGAACATGGACGGCGAAGGCATTGGCGACATCAAGGACTTCTTCAGAACGAAACTTGTACAGCTTGGCGTTGTTAAGCCTACCGAACAAGAACAGCAGCAGATGATGGAAGCGGCTATGGCTCAAGGCCAGCAGCCTGATCCGCAATCTATGTACTTGATGGCAGAGTCCGCCAAGGCTGAGGCTTTGGCATTGAAGGCTCAAGCCGACACAGAATACAGCATTGCACGCACGGAAGAAACCCGTGCTAAAACGGCAGAGACCATTTCAAACATTGACATTGACCAGCGCAAGTCAGCGATTGAAACGGCTGAAAAGATTGGGGCTGCACTACAGCCGCAAACGAATGTGGTTCCACCCACCACGCAATTTGGGTGAGCTTACGGGGTAAAATATGAAAACGGCAGAACTGGAGAATGACGACGCTTTTGAATTAGCTGAACTTGATACTGAATCCGATACTGATGATGAGAACCTTGCCGTCTCAGTTGATGATGAAGATGAAGATGATGATGAGGATGAAGTTGTTATTTCGATAGGTGAGGAATCGCCACCTCAAGAGGAAGAAGCTCGCGCACCTGCATGGGTTCGTGAGTTGCGTAAAGCAAATCGGGAAAAAGAACGTGAAATCCGCGAACTGAAAGCAAAGCTAACTGCTACAGCAACTGAGACCAAGCCGGTTGAACTGAAAGCAAAGCCAACGCTCGAAAGTTGTGATTACGATTCTGACGAATATGAAAACAAGCTGGCTGAATGGTATGAGCATAAACGCGAGTACGATGCAGTCGAATCCAATGCGGCGGCCAAGCGAGATGCTGAAGCCAAAGAATGGCAGGACAAGCTTGATTCCTATGCGAAGGCTCGTGCCTCGCTAAAGGTGCGGGATTACGAAGATGCCGAAGCGTTCGCGCTAGACACCTTCAACGTTACGCAACAGGGAATTGGTCTTCAGGGTTCTGAAAATCCTGCACACCTGATTTACGCCCTTGGTAAGAGCCAAAAGCGTGCCAAGGAATTAGCCTCAATCAATGACCCCGTGAAGTTTGCCTTCGCGGTAGCTAAACTGGAGACTCAGTTGAAAGTAACTAATCGCAAGGCAGCAACAGCGCCTGAACGCACAATCACTAGTGGTGGTGGTCGCATTTCTGGTTCTGTAGACTCAACACTTGATCGCTTACGCGAAGAAGCCGTGAAGACCGGAGACTTGTCAAAGGTCATGGCTTACAAGCGTGGCAAGAAAACTTAATTTAGAAAGAATAGGGAATTAAATATGGCTAACGCTTTTTCGAAAGAAGAAATTGTTGCTTTTGAGGACATCCTCGAAGGCTTCAACGATGCTTTGATCCTGTCAAAGAACATCAACGTATACAACACCAACGGCGTAACGATGGAACGCGCACGCGACACCATCTGGCGTCCACAACCTTACATCGCTCAGTCATTCGACCGCGTTGTAGGCACTTCGATTGCTGGCGATGTCACCAACATGACTCAGCTTTCTGTTCCATCGACTCTCGGTTTCAACAAGTGCTCT